CGCACGCCGAAGAAACATCATCTAATATTTTTTGAATATATTCTGCTACAGTATCTGCTTCATCTAAAGATTTTTCAAGATGCCTTACGTTTAGTAATACGGAACTTAGTACTCCAGTTAATGAATCTTCACCATATTTAAACTTTAATCCTCCTTCAACGGCTTCGTCTAACGCCTTTAACGATCCTGCGTTCACATTATTATCTGACATCGCCCAAGCTATTCCTCCAGCAATTAACGCTAATCCTCCAGTAACTATTGCTACAGGTGCTCCTATTCCAGTAACACCGGCTACAGCTGAGGTTGTTGCTAAACCTGCAGCGGCAGCGGCAAATGCATCTCGATATTCATGGGATCCATCTTCATAATCTCTCCAATGTTCTTGCCCTGGTAAAAGACAAACTCCTGGATCAGAAGATATTAAATCATTTGCAAAGTTTGGTATTAATGTTCCTCTACTATCCAATACACCTATACCGTTATTACTTCTAGCAACTAAAAACTTAGCTTGAGTAGAATTTTTAAATGATGGCCATATTTTATTTATCCAATGTTTTTTATTATCTTCTATATCAGAAGTTATAGCTGGGTCGGCATCTTTTTCCTTTGTTCCAGTATTTGGGTTAAGTTTTGGAAATAGTAAATTATTTATAACTTTTTCTTCAAAAAAGTCAAAAGTTATATAATAATCTTCGTCCGCATTAAATGCTTGCTCATCTGATTCTTTATCTTCTTCTTCGTCTGAAACATCTTTATCAAACTTTATAGCTGTTCCTGCAAATACTGGGCTGCCGTTTATTCCGTTAACTTTATATGCTTCTCCTGTTTCAAGAGTTTCATATAAAAAAGAAAAAATTGTTTTTGGATTTGGTCTTTTTGTATCGGCAATTCCATTTTCGTTTTCTTTATCATCTGCGTCTAAACATCCGTTTGAAACAGAAGATGTTTTAGTTGGAGATTCTAATAAAATATTACCCATTGAAGTAAGTTCAACCATACAATCAAACCCACCAACCTCATTAACTGACCAACTAAAATTAGAAACTTTACCTTTTGCAGCGTCATAACAAAAACTTGCAGACTTACTAAGTTGTCTAACTTTTTTATAAAAATCTGACATAGATCCAAGCATTCCGCCTTTTCCTAATGGCATTTTTTCAGAAACCCTTGAACCATTTGGTTTTGTTGTCCAACCCCATTCAACACATTGAAATGTTCCTAAACTCATATAAAGAGCTTCATGGGCTTTTAATTGTTCTAATGACCAACATTGAAAATTATATTGTATTTTTCTAAGAGCTCCTTGAGATCCTGTGTCCTTTATTGTTAAAGAAGTAATTCCTGGAAAAGGTTCGTTTCTATTGTTTAAATCATAAGAACTTTTCAATCCTCTTAAGTTTCCACTAAATAATTGAAATTTTTCTCTTAATGTTGAATTTCCGTTTATTTTTACATTTGACGTAACCCGTATAAATGGCTGTCTTCCGTGAGTCCACGCTTGATAACCATTAGGTATTACTTTGATTCTTTCACCTAAAGCTTTTGCCAAAGAATCTGGCCATTTTCTTGCCAAAAAACTACCTGCCATTATATAACCCTATTCTGTATTTTCTCATTAAATTCATTTATTGCTTTATCAGTATCCATTGGTATTCTTATTTGCTTTCCAGTTGGTACTGCTAAAGTTCCTTTTCCTATTCCATTTGCTTCAGCTATTATCCACCATAAAGATACATCGTTATAGTATTCATAAGCCAATTGATCTAATCTGTCGCCTAATCTTGCTCTAATATAAATGTCGTCAACTGATCTTTCAATTTTAGGATATATTATTGACGAGTAAAAAGTAATAGAAGTATTTTTATCTTTTATTTTTTTATTGTTATTGTATCTATCCATTACCAAGTCTCCAACTATTATTTGTTATTGCTGCAAATGTATCTGTTGCGCTACTATGAACCCTATCTGTAGTTTCTCCTCCAACATTAGCCTTGCTAAATAATACTTTACCTGAAACAGAACAATCTACATAAAATGGAAGTTGTCTTCCTTCATCAATATCCCATGGGCCATTTTCTACAGGCGTCATTGAAAAATTTTCAACTATAAATGGATTATCTACCCACCAGTCTCCAATAGTTAGTTTTATTAAAGGTCCTACAGGTAGTCCGCTTTTAATTTCTGGAGAAATAATTTGAATAAATCTATTTAGTCTTTTATAATTTGCTTCCATTTCTGATCTAGACATAGAGTATAATTTAAAGCTAAACGATGCATCTCTTTCTATTTGTTGAAATAAGTATGTTGGTGTTGTTCTACCAACGTAACCAATATCTTGAAATCCTATATTATATGCGTCAGTTATTCCAGAAAGAAAAGCTCTAAATTGCAAAAATTCTTCTTCTTGGCCAGGCCTTTTACTACTAAATCTAAAATTTATGAAATCTTCAAATTGATCAGCATATTCAGCTGATTCTGCATTTATTTGTTGAAAGGTTCTGCCTTCATTATTTACTACAGTATCGTCATACCCTAAATCAAAAAGTCTATTACTTCTGTCTGCAGTTGCTCCTCCATCGGCAGTTGTTAGTTTACCATAGTCAGCTCCAAATCTAGTTACCATGTCTTTACCGCCCCAAGGAGCCGCATCTATATCGCCTTCATTTGGTTGTTGAAAGTTTTTATTATTATTTGGTAATAATTCTCTAAAATCCATTAACTTATTGCCGTTTCTATCTGCGTTTTTAGGTATTTGGCCATAGGCTAATGTTTCATATCTTCTTAATCTTTGATTTTGAGAATAATAAAGGTTATCTTCTCCTACTGTTGGGAATGGGGAGTGGCCATCAGATGTAAGGTAACTACTGTTGTCTGGAGCAGCATCTTCTCCGTCAGTAGCTATAATTGCATCTAGTCTAGTTGCTAGTTGAGATTGATTGCCGCCATCTCCACTAGTCATATCATCAAAGATATTTGTACCATTCTTATCACTATATTTATTGCCGTCATCTGGAGTATCGTATTGTCTTGCAACACTAGGATTACTTATTGCAGTTTTATCTAGTGGACTTATTGCATTTTGCAATCCTGATAAAAATTTAGAATCAGCATACGTACCGCCTGTTTCCTCGTGCGCACTTACACCAATACCAACCCTAGATCTAAATATTGTAGTTCCTCCTATACCATAAACAGAATTTGGTCCAAAAAAGCTTTTATCTGACAAACGAGTTATTTTAGCTTTTGTCATTCCTCCAGTAAGAGAATCTATACCAGAAGCTAGAGCGCCTGTTAGTAAATCTGCTTGTCCTGCTCCTTTTCCTCCTGCATCAGACACTGCTAAAAGGCCTGATTTTAAGTCTGTTTGTAGAAATGCTAGTCTAGATTTTGTCCTAGGGTTTCCTTTTCCAAGAGGAGACGGTGTACCTGAAGAAGGACTTAAGTCTACGTCTGATTTATCTGTTAATTGGCCAGTATCTGGTGATTCAAATCCAGCTTCACTAAGAGCTTTTTTAGCCGCACTTCCTCCTCCTGCACTAGCTGCCCTTGATTCCATATTAAAAATATTATCTTCATATCTAGCATTTTTAGGCAAAGTTCCATTTAACGGTCCTAATCCATGCCTTACTAAGTGTATACCTACAGCGTTTGTTAAAGATTGAGCTACCGTTGGTAAACCTAATGCGTATATTCTATTTGCACCAATTCCTAAAATATTATCAATTTGCATTTTAGGATTAGTTAATTGCATTCCAACATTTTTCGCAATAAACAATAATCCTTTTGGACTAATTAAAAATTTACCTATTCTAAGGGCGTCTATCAGTGAGCGGTTTATTGCTGTTCCAACTCCACCTCTTATTAAGTCTATACCAAATTTTGGTCCAGGTCCATTGCTAAATAAACTCCAATTACTTCCAATATCTCTTGTTATGAATGGTTGATCTGTTGCATTTCCAAAAGAAAAATCGTTTCTAGATTCTTTTCTTAAATCTGTTTCACCTACACCTGGTATTTCTAAGTATTGTTTTGTTATTTGAGATGCATTTGCCCCTTTGAATGGAGAAAATTGGTCGTCCGCTGTGTCTGAGTATTGAGATTTTCTAGCTTGTATATTAAAATCTCCGTATGGACTTGTATAACCGGTAATCTTAAATTGTTGGCCAACACTATCAGTTTTTCCTGGCACAGATGAAGGAGTAACTTTAGTAAAAACTGTATCATAATTTTGGGTGCCAAACCTATAGCTATTAGAGTATCCGTCTAGCGCAGGATAAGTATACTTTTCTTCGGCTATACCAATAAAATCGCTTGGTCCTAAATGTTTTTTTCCAGTGACAAATCCGTTTTGAGCAATATTAGGTATATTATTTAAGCCTGTAGTAATTTTATCATTATATTGCTGTCTTGTCCATGTTGAACTATTTCCTGGATTAATAGTAGACATTTTAAAGGTTAAGTTTGGCATGTTGCCTTTTATTCCTTTAAAATCGCTTGATCCTAAATGTTTTTTTCCAGTGACAAATCCGTTCATATCAATATCAGATATACCATTATGTACCTTTAATTGAGTAGATAATTTTTCACTATTAAATTTAAAAGATCCAGGTTTTCCTTTGATTCCTTTAAAGTCACTATTTGGATAAGACATATTTTTTGAAAAACCAACAGCATCTATGTTTGGTATACCATTACTTACCTTTAAACTAGGAGTTGTAAATCCTGGTAAAAATCCAAACGCAGAAACTTCAGGGGCAGTAAATGCAGGACTAAATAAAAATCCTTTTGGCTCTATTCCTATTTTACTTGGTGAGGCTGGTAAAGGAAATACTTCAATAGTTGAATTTTTAGCTAAATCAGTTAATGGAGTTTTATTGTTGCTAGATAATATTTCTGGAGCAGGAGAATTAGATCTACCTACAACAGGTTGAATTGTCGAAAACTGGCTACCATTCTTTTTATAGAAAGATGCTAAATCTGTTGTTTCAAATTTATTTATTTCTGGTCCATTTGCCATTTTATGCTCCTGCAGGAGATGAATTCAAGAATTGAACTTCTCCTACTTTTCTACCGTCTAATATTACGTTTCCACTTTGTTTAACTGCTGCAATTAAATCATCTATTTTTTCTATTAGTTTTCCATTACCGTCATTGCCATTTGCTCCGTCTATTCCTGCCTCTCCATCTGATCCGCTTTCACCGCCACCTCCAAGTGCTCCAGTAACATAACCTAAGGCTGTTCCCATTGCAGCAAGTGCAATTAACGTTGGAAGGAATGGAGTAATTGCAGCTAAACCAAATGCAAAAGGTATTAGGCCTGCACCCATAGCTGCAAAGCCGGCAGCAATCATTATAAATGCTGGCCCTAGTCCTGACAATTCAGTTATTGCATTTCCTATTTCTCCCATCATTGAAAATCCTATAGCCATTTCTTGTATTGCTTTTCCTAGCACATAAACCGCCGCAGCTACTATTAACATTGCAGCTGCACCTGCTATTATTGCGATTGCTCCAACTCCTGAAGACATTATTGATCCAAGTAAAGCTACTGCTCCAACTAATGCCAGCATACCAACTACGGCTTTACCAACATCTGACCAACCAACTTCTGCAAATTCTTGTACAGCTTTACCAAATACAAATACTGCTCCTGCAACAACGACCATTGCCGCTGCTCCCATAAGAACTTTTTTCATATCAACTTTTCCTAGCTTATCCATAAAACTAGTACTTCCTTTTCCAGATGTACCTGCGGCAGCATCAGCTGCTTTGGTTGGGCTAGGCATGGCTTCACTTACTAAGTCTTTACCCTTGCCCGTAGCTTTATCGGTTACTTTTGAAACTAAGTCTTTACCCAATGGTTTATCACCACCAAACTTTAATTTGTTAGCAGCAAATCTCATATCCGGTTTACCAAGTTTAGTAAGTGGGCCAGCTGGACTTTCTTCTTTTCCAAAACCTAAAAACTTTTTCAGTATTCCCATTCCACTTGAAGCTGCTTTTGCTGCATCGTTAATACCTTGTTTCATAGATCCATATGCACCAACGGCAGCAATAATTGAATTTACATTTTCAGCAGCAAAACCTGCTAGTCTTTGGCTAATTGGAACTGCTTCAGCAGCTAATTCGCCAGTTTTCTTAAAGTGCTCTAATTCTTCGCCTTTTAAACTGGTTATTTTATTTTGGTTTGCAAGCATTTTAGTCATTTCTTCAACAGTTAAACCTGCAGCGGCAGCAGCTGCTTCCTGTTGTAAGACAGATAATGATTGGAATTCTTCTACACTACCAAATTCTTTAGCTAGCTCTTTAAGAACGGTTAAATGGTCTCCTTCTAGTGCAGCTCGTCTAGCTGTTTCTAAGTTAAGTTCTCTACCTAACATAACTTCTGCTTCCATTTCTGCGTTTAAGGAGTTTTCTATATCTAGTAATCCTTTACTTGCACTAACTAGTGAAGACATTTCAATACCTACTTTTTTAGTTGCAATAGCAGTTAATGCCATTCTTTTTGCGCCTTCAGCTCCAAATCTGGCAAACTCTTCACTATTAGATGCCATATCTTGCAATACGTCTCCAGGGGCAACGTTGTTTGCTTCTGCTAATGCTATTGCGCCGGCAGTAAGTGCATCTGCTGCGTCTTCACTTCCTCCTGTAATATCTAGCTGTATTTTTCTTAAGTTTGCTGCTTCCGTAACCGATACTCCATATCGTTCTGACATGATACCAACTGCTCTAACATTTCCATACGTTACTTCGCTAAGGTCTGACGCTGAGTCAATCATTGCTTCTTGGGCTTGAACAAAGTCCATACCCATTCCAGCAAATTCAGCATTTAATAGCTTGGTTTGTTTTCCAAGTTTAAAGGCAGTACCTTGACTTATACCTAAGTTTTTTGCTAAGTCTCTAGTACTTATAACTTGATCTGCCAAGAATTTAGATACTGCACCGAAAGCTAAAAATCCGTTACTAAATACTCCAATATATTTTGCAGCCTTATCTTTTAAACCCTTTAGCATTTCTTCTTGTTCAGATAATGCTGTTTGTTGCTCTAACATTATATCTCGTTGACTTATGCCAAGAGAATTAGTTTTAGATAGTTTATCGTTTAATTGTGATGCTTGATCTACAGTAGATAAAGAGTACTCTATTAATTTTTCTTTTTCAGCAGATGATAATTCATCATTTTCTAAAATTTGTTTAGATAAATCTTCATGCTGACCTAACGCATCAGTTACAGTCATTTCACCGGTTGCAATACCTTGAAGTATAGCAGATTGTTGGTCAGCTACGTCTAACCTTATTTGTGCAGTTGACAGCTGTCCTTTATCTAAAGCTTCTTTTGCTTTTGAAGCCATTATAGCAGAATTGTCTATTCCAGACAAAGTTTCAGCTATTATTTTATTTTCTTTTTGAAACTTTGCTCGTTTTGTTTCTGAATCTAATATATTATTAGATGTTTTTAGCGTTTTTTTGTATAGCTCAACTGTTTCGTCTAAATTTTCTTTTTGAGTTTCAACTTTTTCGTTGATTGTTGTAAGAGCTTTGATTGCTGCGTCCAGCTGTTTTTTATACTCTTTTGCTTCTTTTGCTCTTTTATCAGAAAATTTAGCATAATTTTTTTCCATGGTTTCGACACGAAGAACAGCTGCATCTAAAGACTTGTTAAGTCTTTTTTGCTCATCATTAGCCTTTTTTATTTCGTCGAATTTTGCCATAGAATATTATTAAAGATTTTTTAGTATATCTAATTGATTTTTAGTTGCAGTTGAACCTTTTATTGATTGTATATCTTTGTAAAAATCGCTTTTTGCTAATTTTTTTAAAGCTCTTTTTTGAGCAGCAACAGTCATACCGTCAAAAAGTTTACCTAAAACTTTAGTAATAATATTTTCTTCCGATAAGGTTTCGCGTACTTCTTTTCTAATTTGGTTTCGAAGTTCTTTTTCAGTCATTTATTGTCTCCTGATTTTCATAGTTTATCATATATAAATATCAGAAAGTTAGAGTTATTATCTCTTTCGAGGCATTCGTGGAGTAGATTTTTTGTTTTGTTTTTCTGCCTCTTCGCGCTCTTTCTTTTTAACTTCTGTTAATTTATCAAGGTAAAACCTTCTAAGGTGTACAGGCATTGTGTAAAGGTCAGACCAAGTGAATCCCCCTTGTGAGTAATATGCCATATCAAATAATAGCTTGTGTAGAATGGCCCTATAGTTAGGACCCAGGCCAAAAAAACTTAACGGTCATTGGGAGAGCAACTTCATGCTCTTCTCCGTCATCTTCCCCATAATAAGAATATGTAAGGTCTATATCTGGAGATACTAATTTTACCTTTGATCTAAATTCAATAGAGTCTCTAGATAAAAATTCGTTATCTACAAACTTAGATATTTTTATTCTATCTGTTTCGCCATCTACAGATAATATCATATGCTTTAGTCTAGTGCTTAGCTCAGGAGTCACACCGGATATTCTGTTTGATGCTTTTTTAGCTGCCTTTATAGAATCAGCTATCTTTTTATCATCACCGTGTGTTAAAAGCTTAAATTCAAGCATTCTTTTAGATGCTGGTAATTCAAATGAAAATTTATTAGATCCTTCTTCAAAGTTTGATTCGTCAAATTTTGTATTTGAAAATAATGTTAAGTCTATATTTTCCTTTTGTATATGTCCAGTTTTAGGATTAGTTAATTCAACCTCGTAATCTTTACCGTATGCCAATACTCTTGCAGCTATCATTATTGCATTTTTATCGCCAACCAATAAATCATTATAGTTTATAGGACTAACAATTAAAGATCTAAGTAGTACATCAATAACAGTACCGTTTTTAATAAGATTTTGAGAAGTAAGAATATCTTCTTCTTTTGCCGTCATATATTTAATTTCTACTGTACCAGAAGATAATGGATTAGATTTTGCATATAGTAATCCTTTACTAGGTAATTCTATTGTTTCAGTTGGAAACGGATAATTTTTAGTTGCAGCTGTAACAGCTGAACCAGCATCTTGTATTGCTAAATTTTTAATTTCTTGATCTGATAATCTATCCTGTCCTGGATAATCTGGGTCTATTACTTTTCCTGACATAACTTTTCTCCTCTATTTTGTATAACATATATAAATATATATTTCCGCAAAAATAAGTCAAAAAAAGACCCTAAGTTATAGGGCCTTTAATTTTAATATGATTATATATCTATTAGAATTGTAATATCCAATAGTCACACTGTATTTCCATTGTAATTTCATTTACAGCATTTGTAGCAGTCCAGTCGATAGCTCCAAAATCAGCACTTGTAATATATGCACCTTTACCTGTCCACTCTTCAACCTTATCACCTACTGGTCCAAGTACATTAATTGTTACGTCTTTCTTATAGAAATCAGCATAACCGTCTCTACCTGTTACAGACTCGTGGTGTAAACGTACCCATTCCATAACTGCTTGCGCGCCTGAAGGAACGATTGGATCGTAAAGTGTTAAGCTTATTGGGCCCCAAGTACTTTTACCTTTTACGTACCTAGAAACATTGATGTGTTGAAGTTCAACTGTTTCAGTTGTAAGAACTGGCCTTGCAGCAGTTTTGATGAGATACGCTGGTATTCCATCAATATAGAATATAAATCTATTTTGCTGTTTAGGCTCAAAGGCCGTAAACATTATTTCATTTGGGTCGACTAAATTTGCCATTTATTTTCTCCTCTATATATAAATATCATCTTTACTTAATTTTATTCTTCGAAAGAAGCACCAGTTCTCAAGATGTTGAAATCAACAATAATGAATTCTGCAGCTTTTGCAGGTTGTAGGAATATTTCACCTTTCATTTGATTTCTATCAATTACATCTGGAGTGTTATTGGACTCATCCATTACAACTTTAAATGCATAAAGACCTTGTTGCTGTTGTACTGTTTCAAGATATGGATTAACTATGTTTAAAAATCTATTTCTTGTTGCAGTTGTGTTTTGTTCGAATACTAAATATCTTGTAGAAGATGCAATAAACTTTTTAAGCTTAATTAATAATCTTCTAACGTTAATTCTGTCTAGTGCAGATGGTTTTGTTTGTAAAGTTTTTTGACCCCAAACACATACACCTACTTGAGGGAATATTGCAATTGGATTAACTTTACCTTCATATAATTCATCTCTTTCTGCGTGTGTTAATCTAGAATATGGTTCAGTTACAGTAGTTAAACTTCCTCTATTTAAACCGGCTGGTGCAAACCAAGGGAATGCAACTTTATCGTTAAAAGAGTATACGCCTGGTACAACTACTGATGGTGGTACAAATAAGAATTTATTTACACTTGCATCAAATATTCTAACCCATGGGTAGTACATTGAAGCGTAGTTTGTATCATAATTAGCGGCTTGAGTTACTGCTGCAGTTACTGAATCTCCAGTAAGTGAATTAACACCATCAACTACATAGAATGCGTCTCCTCTAGATTCACAAACTTCAATAACTTTACTAACTATATTAGAAGCATTGGCAGTTAATATACCTGGTGTAACTATAAGATTAATATCAATTTCATCAGGATTAGATATTGTATCTAAAGCTCTTTTATATACCCTATATCCTTCTTCACTAGTACTAGCAAAGCTAAACCCAAAGCTATTTCCAGAAGCTAAATCTTTACCAATAGTTACTTGTTTAGCTGGATTAACTCCATCAAATCCTCCTTGGAATCCAACAGTAAATCTTTTATTGTTAAGATCGCTATCTAATGTAATTTCTCCACCAGCAGCTCCGTTTGTACAATTTGATAGCAAGAATGTTCTATTTTTACCAGTTGCACCTGTGTCAGATATTGGAGCTAAATAGTTTTTCATACCATTGTTTAATATACCTTCAGCAAAGTTCAATCCAAAGTATGTTGTTGTATCTGTAGCTAAACTTCTTGATGTTACTAAAGCAGCTTCTGGATAGAATGCATCTTGATTATCAGTTGCACTTTGATTAGCCAATTTGAATGGAGAGATATAAGCCTCATGTCCAAATGGTACTAATTGATCTGAATAAACAGCGTTTCGTACGTTTTCGTGAACTTCTACTCTAACGTGTCTAGAAATATTAGGATAATCTCCTGTAGTTATTACTTTTCCGCTTGCATTTGAGCTAACTTCTCTATCACCTATTAATCTTGCAATATAATTTGGTGAGTTTGGATCTAGGTTACAGTTTGCGTAAGATTCTACAGAAACAACTTTGTTATCTGTATCATCTATTTTTCTAAGTGTTACAGAGAAATTTCCATAATCTTGTCCGCTTACACTTCCAGCCTTTTTAATAGCTACTATACTAACTTTATAGTATTGATTTGAACTATCACCGTGAGCCATAGTATGTAATCTAAATAATGGGAAATTGTTTCCATTAGTTGTTTGAGATATTATCCATGGAGTAGCTGCTGCTCTAAAAGCTTTACCTGAAGTTTTAGAGTTTGTTCCAGTTACAGAATTTGCCGAAGTAAAACCTATTGTTCCAAAAGAAGCGCTTAAGTTTGTAAATCCATATCCACCACCTTGATTTGCACTTGTAGCGCCATAAGACTGTGAATTAAATAATGAATAAACATACGATGGAGAATTTCCATCACTGTGTGCAGCCGTTGGTAAAAATTTACCTGAATCTGTTCCTATTAAGTTAGGAAGATAATTTGCATTTGTTTTATCTAAAGATGCTGTGTTTGATGTAGAAGCTAAATGATTACTATTTCCAAAAAATTTGTTAAGTGTTAATACACCATTACCATTTAGTGCTCCTTGGAAAGCAGTAGAAGCTAAAGTATCTGCTGTACCACCTGCTAGTGTTAATTGAGTAGAGAACGTTGAAGCAGAACCTGTTTGAACTCTAATGCTGTTTCCACTAAGACCCGTAGCTGATGAAGTAAATTCTATTACTGCTCCATTAGCCGTTGCAGTAACGTTTGTTGCGTGAGTGTTAACTTCTGAAACAAGATTCGTTACTGTAGCGGTTGCAGAAGAACCAGTAGCAAAGTAATAAGGACCAAATGTAGCTGTACCATCTGCTGGGACAGTACCAGAACCAACACCAATAAATCTAAATTCATCTGAATCAGAAGTACCTACTTGGAATTCTACGTTGTTGTTTTCTCCATCGCCGACAACAAAAGTAAATGAACCTGTTGCTTTATTACCAGCCGTTATAGATCCGTTTAAGATTGAATCTTCTGTCATTGTACCATTTTTTGTAGATGTGTCTCCAATAGTTGATGAATGAAGAACACCTAATATAAATGGATCTCCTGCAGCAACTGTAGATCCTGAAGGACCAACTGTCGAACCAGAGGCTATTAAATATACTTGGTTATTAACCGTGTATCCATCTAATCCAAGAGTTCTAACAATTGTGACAACTCCTGCATTTTTAATATATTCTTTTACTGTAAATGGTACATACGTACCTTTTGTGCTGCTACCAAATTTAAGTTCAAATTCGTTCATTGAACGAACTATTGTTGGTACGAATGCTGGACCAGACTCAGTGTTTCCTATAATCACTGCTCCGATTTCGCCAATACCTACTGGTAAAAATGATAAGTCGTTTTCCTGTGTAAATACACCTGGACTAACAATTCTTTCGGCCATTTATGTTCTCCTCTATTACT